CGGTGTCTTCCACTTCGTCTTCTCCTTCTGTTGGGTTTGGTGCTTCAGTTTCGGTTGTCGAATCTGAAATTTCGTCTTCTGTCGCGGCGACTGATTCCACGCGCGCTGATCGGATTGCTGGTTCTGACGTCAATGCGACGCCAGTTAATTCGCCAGCCAAAATGCGAACTGTGCCGTCTTTAAGTGTTTCGTATTCGTCAAACGAAACTTCAACGCTGAATCCGTCGCGCAATCCTTCTTGCGCTTCGATCAATGCGTCATTGCCTGCGGTTGTTTCTGCAATCTTGAACGTTGCGTCAATTCCTTGTTCTGTTGATTCAATTGAAAGTGTTTTACCAATGCGACGTGTGCGGTCGTGTTCCAGGTTAAGCAAAACGGCGGTTGGTTCAATTGAACCCGCTGCGAATTGCACCTTGCCAATTGACGCGTTGCCAGTTTCTTCAAATGTGACAATGCGACCAGTGATTGTGCGACTGTTTGAATCTGCCGCAGTGATTTGCATTGGTGTTATGACTTTTTTCATAGCAGCATGTCTTCTTCCTCGCGTATTTCTTCGATCGACATTGCGCCGATTCGATTTAGGATTTCGTACACTTGCGCGCGCTCGTAAGGATTGCCACGCAAGAAATCGTCAAGATCAAAAGACACGCGATTTCCCGCTGGGGTGAAATCCGCAAAACTTAACCTTTGCTCAATAATTGACATGTAATTTCTGAATGCAAAATCTACGAGATCGCGCCGTTTATCAAGGGCGTTTGAATAGGTGAATGTCGATTGCTGCGAATCTGTGAAATAGGCAGGTAACCCACACGCACGACTGAGTTCTAAAGAAACGTAGTTTCTCGCTTCATTTAATTGCAAATTCTTCGGGTCGTAACCCAATGTTTCAAGTGTCACGTCAGCGTTAAGGAATGCAGTTGACTTATTCGCTCGCGCGGTACGCCAGGCGGTCAACAACTTTGAAACGCGATCAGCTGGCAGTGATGTGCCATTGGATTTCAAAACCATTTGCGGAATTGGTTCGACTGCAAAATTCATTGCTGCGCGTTCTAGTGCTGCGGCTGCCTTGATTGTTCGACCTGCGCGAGATAGCAAACCCTCTTGCGTACCCTGGAACACAACCAGGTTGGCAGGGTCAACGTAAGCGCCGTCGATCTGATAGGAAACAATTTCATAACCCATTCCGTTTGTTTGAATGGTTACGCGCTCAGGTGCAATACGTTCCATTGCGCGAATTTTTCCTGTATCGGCATACCGTTCCATAACAAATGCGTAGGCATTTGGAAAGAAAAACAAATCTGAAATAATCCATGACCAGAACGTTGTCCCTGGGATACGTGGGTCAGGTTGATTGATCACGCGCGGTTGTGTGACCTTTTCGCCAGTTGCTTCATTGCGTGTGTGCATTGGCAATGAACCAATTGTCTGAATAATTCCTAGCGCCCTTGCACACGTTGGCACGCTCATTGCTTCGGCGCGCGACGCCGTAATTACGCCGCCAAATAGGAAAAGATTTCCTACTTCACTGTAATACGGCGCAATTGCGGCAGCGTCCACGTTGCTGGCTTCCACTGGAACGGCAGTGTCAACCTTCGTCGCGAATAGATCGAAAAATCCCATGCCCGAATTGTGTCAGGGTTATAAGTTCACCCAACCATTATGTCAAGATCATTCTCTGGGCGTGTCGCGAAATGTGTCGCAAGGGCAACGGCGACGGCAGCGCACACAACCGATTGTGACGCCCTTCGACCTATGACCCAGCCGCCGTCCCCACGACGCAATTGCACCGCAGCCAAAACTTCTTCCGAAAGTTGACTTTGACCCCTGTGTTTTAATCGACCGCTATTGATCGCACTCAGCATTTCGTCGCACGCCTGCGGGTAAACCCCGTCCATGTCGAAAATCGGAATGCCAGCGGGTGCAAGCCTGGCTGCAACGGCTGCGCTGGTTTTGCGAGAAAATAGAACGTATTCGGTCGGATATTTGCGGGCGTAATCTGCCAGGTCGTTGGCAATTGCCTTGTCGTCCAATTGAAGATCATTCTGCCAGGTGTGCAACAACTTCACGACAAATTCTTCACCGCCGATTTTCTGAGCGCCGACCAGGCTGGCGTGTTTTCTATCTGGTGAGAGATCGATCGCCAACCAGGTCAGTTTGTCAATGTCCAGGTCAGCGGATTTGTCCAGACAATTGCCCCACGAAGTTGCGTCCACCGCGCTATTGATTGCCACGACCCAGCGACACAACACTTCCGTCATTACGACGTCAGGCGGGTCGTTCAAAACGCTTCTGATATTGTCCTCATGGATAAGTCTGCCCATTGACGGGTTTGAATGCCTGGCATTCTCAACACTGATTTCGTCCGTCGGCGCTGACCATTCGAAGTATCCAATATCGTCGGCAACGCCTGAAATGCTCGCAATCGCGCGCTGGCGAAATTGATTCAACACAATCGAACTGGAATCGCCTGCGTTTGTGTACGCCATGACCATTGGGTTTGTTGCAGCCATGAGGGTATAGCGCAGCGACGCAAAACTTTCAATGTCAGTCATTTCGCGTAATTCGTCCAGGTGAATTGTCGAAGGTCGGGAAACGCCGCGAGCAGCTGAACCGCCTGCCCGCACAATAAACCGATTGCCCGTGATCGTTTCGATTTCCTCGCCGCCATGTTGCCAGCGAATCTTTTTGACCTGTTTCGCCAATGAATCGTTCTTCTCAATGATTTGCACCATTGCCCTGAATTGTTCCAGCGACGTCGAAAGTCTGTGGGCTGACCCAATCTGCAAGTTTTCATCCCATAGGAAAAGACCGCCCAGGATTCTGATCAGTTGCAGGAATGATTTGCCGTTCTGGCGTGCAACGACGATCGTGTTGACTGGGCTTGCCCACCTGCCGTCGGGCTTGATCTTATGCGTGTGAATCAAGGCGAATTTCTGCCATTCCATGAGATCGATACCCAAACTGGTCGCCAGGTCGATCAATTCACCCCCGCGTGAGGGCAAATCGTTCAATGGCGTATGAATTCTGGGCGTTTGTACGCCGATTAGCGGGTTTTTGGGTTCTGCGTCCCTACCCAAAACCGATTGAGGGCTGTTGAGGGCTTCTAAGGGCATTTGGTGACCTTTCAAGGGCTTCTCAGTCGTTCTCATGGCTTTTCGAGTTGTTTTGGGGGGAATCTATTCCATGAAGGGTCAGGGGTGGTTTAGGTGTATTAAAAAACCGCCCGCCTTTCGCAGAATTACATTTTACGCATAGGCACTGCAGGTTCCATTCGTCGTCGGTTCCACCCGCACTTCTAGGGATTATATGATCGATCGAATTGCCTTCCAATCCGCACGCCTGGCATGTGTACCCGTCACGTTCTCGAATTCTTTTTGCGATTCGTTTCCACTTACCCGTTGACCCGTTGTTGCCCAATACGCTGCTCACTAGAACCAATCCTTCTTCTTATGGAATGACCAAGCATTGCATGGGGTTTGATAACGCTTCGTGATATAGCCAATGGTTGCGTCTATCTGGCGATAAGGGTCAAGGTCGCGATACCAAGTTGATCTCATTTGACCCAATCCATAATGTGACCCATTGCGTGCAGTGTATGACCACCTTGATTCTTTTGTAATGATCTTATGGAAACACTGAAATTGCTCATAATTAACAATTCTTGAATGAGCATATAACTTCAAATGATCTATTGAATAGTTTGCTGAATACGCTGCGGGACTGCTCGTTATTGAAACCAATGCCGCTATGGCATAGAACCGTCCCATAAGCCGATTACGCCCTCGCGCGCTCACCGCCTCAGCGGCGCGCTTCAAGCGAAAGTAGGCTATCGCACCTGTCAAGTTACCCGTGAGTATGTGGATAAGTTGAGCGTGCCCCTGGCGTGTTGTCCACAACTTTTGTTTACCTGTGGATAACTTCTGTGGATAACTATTCATGATTGATGACCCCAGCCAGTGCCCTTGAATGAGATACCAGGCGCAGTGAATAACCGATTCATAGGTTGTCCACAACATTGGGCGTTTCGGTCTTCATGGATTGACTTATCCACCTCAACACGGATTTTGCACACTGCACATTCAAACTCATAGATTGGCATTGGAAACCCCTATCTGTGCAACCGTCATGGCTTCGCACTTGACGCATTGAATCACTTCGACACCTGGGGGCAGGTTGTCCGTGACTTTGTGAATCAATTGAATCGTGATCTTCTTGCATTTGCGACATTCGAATTCAGTTCTGTTCATTGTTGTTTTTCCTCAAATTCTCGATCGGCTGAAGATTGATTTGTGACACCCACCAATTCGGCTGACTTGATGAGCGATAACGTGGATTGCGTGCAACTGCTATTGGAATCCAACCAGCAATGAAATAGTTGCCTGATTTACCTGTCACCAGTACGGCAATGTCATTTGCTCGATCGTATTCGTGGACGATCAGCTGCCCGCCCTCGTATTTTGTCCAACGCACCTCAATATCGTCGCCAACGTCGGCTTTTCTTTTGCCTTTTTCCTCAAATGGGTTAAATGACTTATTCATGTATTTTGCAACCGCCCATTCACTCCCAACGCTTTCGGCGTCCTGTGCAATCAATTCATGCAACGATTTGTCTTTTGAATAATTGCCGTCCCTGGTTGTCCAATAGTCAGGATTTGCTTTTGCCAATGCAACTGCGGCTTCATGGCAGATAAACTGCTCATCTCTTGTAAGTGAAATCCTCATCTGCAAGACCCACAAAACCACATTAACTTTTCGCCACCAAGCCCGCGTTGATAGCCAAATTCATCAGTTTTGGCAAGCAATGAGCATTTGTCGCATTGTTCCATTTTGTATTCTGCGACCACTTCACCGTCTTTGATCAGTTTGCAGATTTTCGTTTTTGGGTTGATAAGTTCCATGTAATCGCTCATTGGGCACGCCACTTTCCATTGCTGCCGAATACGTACCAAATAGGGTCACATTGTGTGTTTCGGTTGTTTTGGGTGCAGCGAAATGCGCCCCAATCCTCACCGTTCTTTTTCTTGCCAGTTGCCCATTTGCGGTGACCGTGTACGCATTGAGGGGCTTCCTCGATCATTTCACCGCCCAATTGGGTTGCGATTTCAGCCAGGCTTGACGCCAGCGGTGTTGCAACTGGCGCGTCGGCTTGAAATTTGGTTGTCCAGTAATCTGGTTGGGCTTCGGCTTGTGCAATCACGGCTGGCGCTCGTTCTACCTGTTCCATGACTTCTTTTGTGCTGCGTTCAGCACCGCCCATGACCAATTGTTGTACCCGCATGATCGCGCTGGTCACTGTGTCTTCGACGAACCAACGTTTCATGTTTGGTTGGTAAGCGCCTTGATACCCATAACCGAAATCAATGCCCGCTGGAAACGTGTCTTCCTGGTTTCGAAACGCTTTGGCTTCCACTAGCACAAAACCCTTTTCAGCACTGAATTCAACAATGCGTGTTTCAATGCGCCCAGTTGGATAGGTTTTAATCCAGCGTTCTAGGCGCTCGCGGCTTGCTTCGTAATTGTCTAGAAATCCCATTTACTTGACCGCCTTGCTTTTACCAAGTGCCATTCCAACTGATCGCCCCTGGTGATACCCAACGGATTTTCCGTCCCTGTACCCCATTGAGTAAATCAGTGTGCTGATTGCTAGTTGCGCGATAAGCGCGAACCCTATGATTTGTTCTGTTGTCATTTGATCTCCCGATTGTTAGGAAAACGGCGAACCGTCTTCAACGGAAAGAATGACGGCAATGACTGACAACGTCAAGAATCGTGCGTGGATTTGGGCGTGTCGATTGGCTTTGGTTTCGACTTCAAACCATTACCCGCCAGTACGCCGCCAAGTGAACCAGTCAGGAAAATTGCCAGGGTTTTGAGTAGATCAATAAATGCAGCGTCATTGGGCGCTTGATTGCCAATGGGCTGAGTGACGAAAATGAGGGCGTAAGTAATGCCGACGGTGACGATCAAAAAAACCAATGCCAGGGTTGACCCAATAATCAAAATCAGTTGGGCGTGAACTTCTTCGGGCGATTTACGGCGTGCGGGTTTTCCCCGATTGATCTCCAAGTAAGTCGTCAGTGCATGTTCCAGTCGGGATACATTGGGGCTTTTGGCATTCTGGGTTTTCCCAGTTTTCGAATTCCTGGCATTCATAGCGTGTCCAACCGTCGTACCCGCAAGCGGTCGGGGTTAATGCAAGTGCCGTGATCAACCCCGCCGCCGCGAATCTGCGGTTCACTTCCCCGTTGAACCGAAGGCTGAATCTTTTGGATTAAGCCAGCGCAAAATTACTGGTGCGACCGCTGCAACCCCTGCCATTGCAAGTGTCTTTGGGTCAGTTACGCCCGCCATGTATAGGGCAAGCGCTGCTGCCATAAATGATCGCGCCCATGACGCGGCTAGGGCTTTTGCTTGTTCCATTTGGTTTTCTCCTTTTTTGGTTTGACTGCCACTTTTGGCAAATCAACTATTGGGAATTCTCCCTGGTATGGCGTGAACTTTGGAACACCAAAACCAACGATTTCTTTTCCTTTACCAAAAGACCGAACTTTGATCATGACCATTCCACCATTGCGTTGATCTCCCGAACCGCTGGTGTTGCCTTCGATCGTCAAACAAGTTTTATCGTCAATCAATCCAACAACAATTCCAATGTGTGAAATCCTGTCTAAATTATCTGAGGGAAAATCCATGAACGCAAGACTTCCCAGCTGAGGAGTGTTCGACCAGCGATTGATTTCCTTAAATTTATGCGCACCAACTGCGGTGCTGACAACGGAATGAATTTTGACGCCTGCCTGCGCAGCGCACCAATTCACGAAACTTCCGCACCAGGGCAACCCGTCGGCTTTTGTAAATTTGCCGTATTTGGTGAGGTTGTCGCCTTCCTCGATCGTGCCCACTTCGGCGGCTGCGATTTCAATTAACCTGGCGTTTGTGCCATTAGGAAATGTCATTGTGTTCCTCGTTTCCGCATTCCCAGCGTTTTAATTCGTTCAATGCTAATTCGTCATGACCGCATTCTGGCATTGGTGGAATAAACGCGTCGTCAATCGGGTCATACGTGTAACCAATTCCAGCATAATTAAAACGTATGTTCCCATTAAAACTGGTTCGCTTGACCGTGTATTCAGTGCCTTGTGCATAATATGTTTCAGTATCCAAACCTTCAATAAGTTCGGTTTCATCTTTGCCAACTGTTACTGCGACAACGATGTTGGTTTCTTTTTCAATGTATGCGTAGTGTGCCATTATGCCCAACTTACTGTGTCTGATAAACCTGCCGCCGTCACGGTTGAAACCTTAAATCCACCGCTAGGTGCTGATGTTGTTTGAGTGACGCCACCGCTAAATGTTGCCGTCAATGTGTCAGGATATTTCAAAATTACAACGCCTGAACCGCCTGCGCCGCCTGCCGCTAACCAAGCGCCGCCGCCGCCTGAACCTGTGTTGATCGTTCCTGCCGTACCCGCGACGTAGATATCTGTCCCACCTGCGCCGCCGCCGCCTGAACCGCCTGCGCCTTGAGTTGTAACGCCGACGAATCCGCCGCCGCCGCCGCCGCCTGCGCGCGTAACACTTGACCCAGTAATGCTTGACGCCGTACCCGCACCGCCTGCGCCTGATTGTGTTGAAGTACCATTTGCGCCGACCGCACTTGAACCGCCACCGCCGCCAGTGCCATTGCCACCGCTAGGAAAAGTTCCACCGCCATATCCTTCGACGGGAGAATAACCCCCACTGTTTCCCGTGCCCGCTGGTCCTGGGTTTCCTGAACTGCCGCCACCGCCGCCGCCTGAACCGCCTGCTGCTGCTGATCCGCCACCGCCTTGGTTAAATCCACCAAAACCACCACCGCTTGATTCGGTTGTGTTAAATGTTGATTTTGTGCCATTTGTTCCCGCTGCGCTAACCGTCACCGCTGTTCCACCAGCGCCAACAATTAAAGAATAATTTGTTGAAGGCGAAAGACTTGTCGCGGTAAGTAATCTATAGCCACCTGCGCCGCCACCGCCGCCACCGCCGCCGCCTGCGCCGCCAGGACCACCGCCCGCAATGACTAGATGTTCAACGTCAAAAGTGCGTGGGTAATTTTGTGACGCGATAATTCCTAAAATTGACATTATGCAATGTCGCCCAAAACGGTAAAACTGTTTGAACCGTTGCACACGATCGACGCGCCTGAAAATTTCGCCCGCAATTTGGGTGCGTTTCCATTTGTGCCCGAACCTGTTGAAGTGATTGTCACCCCTGCGCCTTGCGCCAATGTGACCTGACCCGCGCCAATTTGTTGAATGTTGATAATGTTGCCAGTTGCAAAAACTGAAGGTGGAACTGTCAAGGTTATTCCGCTGGCGTTTGATAGCGTAACAATCTTGCCAAGATCAGCGGCAACCAATGTGTAGGTCGTGCCAGTTTGTGCGTTAAATGAAATAGTTGTGTCGTCCTGCTCAATCCAGGTAAAGTCCATGTCGGTTCCCGACGCCTTAGCCAAAACCTGACCAGTCGTTCCACCTTTGAGATCAGCCAACGCCGTGTCAACGGCTTGTCCAAAAACCTCAAAATCAGCTGGTAAGTCTGTCACCAAATCGGTTGAGGTCGGCATTTGCCAGCCAAAATTGCTTGTCGGATTTGTCATGATCTTCTCCTTTTCTACGCAACAATTGTTGCATATTGCCATTCTAAAGTTGGCGACACGCTCGCCCACGTTTTTGCCAGTGGCACGTCATTCCAGCGCATTGCCTGCAATGAATAAGCCAATGGGGACAACAACAATGTCACGCTGAGTTGATTATACGACGCCTGAAACGACCAGCCTTCAACGAACCCCTGGAACGTGCCCGACGCCATGTTCAACGGCAGGTTGTCCAACGCAATGGCTTCACCCATGAAAACGTTAATGAGGTTGTCACGGTCGCCGTTGTCTATTTCAGGATTGGTTAGGTCAAATGTGATTTCGCTAAAAATTGGTTGTGGCTGGGCACGCAATGACAAATAGAAATTTGCCTGATCTAAGGCGTCGTTTGAATGTTCCAATGTCGTTGTGATGATCTGCGCCAATTGACCAAATTGAGCGATTGAAGTGGCGTTGCTGGCTGATTCTTCTGCGCTGCTCGTTGAACCGTATTTGAGGGTAAGGGCATTGCGAACGTCGCCAACACGGGTTTCAATGCGCAACCCTGCGGCGCGAGCATGATTGGCGTCTAAAACAACGTAACCATTTGCACCCAAATAAACCGTTCGGTGGGTACTGTCGGCGTAACCAATGCGACCAAACGCGTCTTCGTAAATGTACCCCAGCCCCGAAGTCGCCAACGCTGATACCAACGAATAAACGTCAGTGCGTTCTGAAGATCGATTTGCCAATTCATAATTACCAGGGCGATCAATTTCGCCCAAACCATTGTTTTCGGCATTTGCCCAGGTCACCGTTGGGTCATAATCTGCCCAGGATTCTGCACCTGGCACTTGCGCCCATGTGTTGAACAATACTTCACTCAAAATTGTAAATATCTGATCGCCGTCAAAATCCTTAGAAAGAACGCCGTCAGTCAAGGCTTTTGGCAAACGCGCCAATGCACCCAATGCCGTAATCGAATAAGTTTGGGTGAGCAATGTCGAACCCACGTCACGCACTTCTAAACCAATGTCAACGACGTTGCCGCCAAAAATGGCAACAAATGTGCCTGACGTATCTTTTACCGAAACGCCAATTGTTGAATTGATTGAAACTGGAATTGCCGTTTGGTTGACGTCTAACAATTCAAGATTGACGTACCCTGCTTGGGCTTGTTCATAAATGTTGGTGCGTCCACTGCGAATCGTAAGGTTTGCCAGAACCGCTGAAGTGTATTCAACGCCGTCAATTTCAATTAGCCAAACGGGCGTCCAGTGGGTCACGCGACTGCATTCCCTGCAAGATTACCTGCGCCACCTGTTCCGCGATAAAACGAATTGTTCAAGGTGTCAACGATTGTTCTGGCAGTGCCTTCCTTATCGATCGCACCTGAAACGTTCACGTTAATCGTCGTCCCTCGATCGCGTTCCTCACCCGCGCGGAATCCAGCGACGTTGAAGTTGGAAGGAATGGCAGCCAATCCTGCGGTTGCAAATGCGGCAGTTTTTGCGGCGGTCGCCACGCCCCCGCCCCCGCCTGAAACGGTCGCGCCACCTGTGCCGCCTGAAGTGCCACCGCCAAAAACGCTACTTCCACTAGTAACGGTGGCTGAAGTTGGAATGTTGGTCGATACGGCAGGAACGCTGACCGTTGGCATTGATATTTTTGAAACGTTTGGAAGAAATGGAATTGCATTGTATGCACCAATTAAAATGTTGATTCCAGCAACCGCGCCTGAGATCAAACCGTTCAAAATCTTCACAACGCCGCCGATTATGTCAATGACAACGCCAGCAATTTTGCCTGCCCGTTCTAGTGCCGTTCCCAATACCTGCCCGATAACTGGGGCAATGACTTTTGCAATAAATGTGCCAAATGTTCGGAACGCTTCTAGGTTGTCACCAATTGCGTCTTTGATGTAACCGAACGCTTTTAACAATCCGTTAATGATCGGCGTGAACACTACCTTGATGATGTTGCCCAAATCTGTAATAGTGCGACCAAGCCCGCCACCGTCAAGGCTAAATGCACCTGAAAACGCATTGATGACGGGCAACGCATGTTGATTGATAAAGTTGATGACCTTTTCCAAAATAGGCAATAACGCAAAACCAATTGTTTCTTTTGCTTCGTCAAATGCAACTTGCATTCTTGCAATGCGTCCAGCATAAGTGTCAGCGTTTCGCGCGGCAGCGCCACCAAATAGATCAGTCAGTTTGCCTTGTACTTCGGTAAACGACATGGCTTTTAATTCGGCTGCTGATAAGCCAATCCCTAATTTGCCCAATGATGTTGTGTTGCCGTCGTAGGCTTTGCCCAACGCATTTGCAACCGCTTCAAGGGGTTTTCCTGTGGCAGTTGAAATGTCAAGGGCGGTCGTCAATAAATCCTGGGCAATTGTAATGTCGCCCGTTGAACGTGCCAGGCGACCTAACGCAGGGCGCAGTTGATCGTCGGCAACGCCTGTTGCCAATGACATTTGCAAAATTGATTGTTCAGTTGCAGCGATCTGGGCTTGCGTTGCACCTGTTGCGTTTTCCAACGCCAGTGCCAATTGTGTCTGTGCCTTCTCGTCTTCGATCGCGGCTTTGACGCCGTCAATTCCAATCTTGATTGCATAAGCGCCAGCGGCGGCGGCTGCCGCCAGGAATGCTGCGCCAATGGCTTTTCCAGCCTTGCCCATTTTGTCGCCAAATGAATCAACGTCACTGCCTGCGGTTTTCAGCGATTTGTTGAGGTTGTCAACGTCGCCAAGAATTGAAAGTTTAAGGGTACGACTTCCAGCCATTATGTGTACTCCTTAACAATCTTAGAAAATGAATCTTCCCACTTCTTGACGATCTCAGGCTGGGCGCTTCGAAGGGTTGGATAAATAAACCAACCGCGTGACCCGCGACCTTCACGCCCTGACCAGACTGGGAATTGCTTCAATCTATTGGAACCAAATTCAACGCCGCCCCAAACCTGTTGGGTTGTTCCCCCGCCACTCAATCGCTGCCGCGCGAACCCATAGGAAATCTCACCAATTTTTGATGATTTCGAAACGGTTGCACCGTCAGCAACTATTTTTGACGCGCGATTGTTTCTTCCACCTGCCGCACTTGAAACTTTTTGTTTGACGTATTCTGCTAGTTCTGACGTGGCAACTTTTGCTTGCTTGATCGCTTCGTCGTCCATTGCTTTGAAAGAACGGAGAATGGCGCGTAGTTCAGCCTTGTCATAACTGATCGATACTTGTTCAGCCATTCGCCCGTCCTTCCAGAATTTCCAACACTGTCAAAATGTCCTCAGCCGTTTCGAATTGTTCTTTCGGTAAATTGGTTGCGATAGCCAATTCCCAAACGATTCGACTTAGGCTTCCGACTGGGTGGCTTTTGGGTTTGCGTCACCAACCATTACTTCAGCAATGGTTTCCGTCCACGCTTCGATTGGCTTGACTGGTTTCCCAGCGGCTTCACGTTTCATGGCGTGATAAGCCAAAAAGACCAAATCGGATATTCCGATCTTTTCCTGTGCCTGGCTGATCGTGTGACCTGTGTGCTTTTCCCATTTAACCCACTCAGGCGGCGCAGCCGTGTAGGTCGCCTGCGCCCCGTCGTTGTATTCAATTGTTATTGGTAGTTTCATTTTTTCTCCCGATTGTTAGGTTTTAGAATGTTTCGGAAGGTGTTCCGACAACAATAAATGATAGGTCAACGGTTTGTGCGTCTGGTGCTGCACCGCCGACTGAAGGAAACACTGGCATAACGTTGAAGGCAAAAACCGCGCCTGTAACGGCAGTCAATGAAACCGCCAACGTTGTGTTTGGTGCAGTTTCGCAAGCCGTCCATAGTGCCTCGCACAATGAACTTGCTGCGCCCCAGTCAGCCAGCATTGAAATATCAAATGTCCATTGATCGTCAATGTGCTTGTATGCCTTGCCGTCTAGCGTTTGGTAGGTTTCGACGGTTGGTGAGTTGGCAAGTGTTGCGCTGGTCGCCTGCGCGTCGTAATTAACGGTTGCAATGGTCACGACTAAATCGCGACCAGTAATGATTGTCGTTGGCATTTTGTCCCCTTAGGTTGTCTGTGTGTAGTAAGTTGAAACGTTGATGTCGGCGACCAGCATTGGGCTTTGACCTACTTCTAGAACCGTCGGCTTTTCGATTTGACCAACAACGTATCCTGCGGGCATTGCCGCAAGAATTCCCATGATGAGTTTTTCCAGGTTGTCCAATGAACCTGCATTGCTATTTGACGCAACAATCGCTGAAATTGCAAAATTGATTTTGACCTGGGTTTTTGCCTTGCCAATTAAAACAACTTCCATGTAAGGCGAATCAGGCACAACGACAATTGCTGGCGGGATTGGCGCTTCAGGTACGCTGGAATAAATGTTCGCCGCTAGGGCGCTGAATGAGTTGGCTAGGGCTGCGCGGGTTTCGGCAACTGAATTGGCTGGCACTTATTGCACGACCGTTTCAACGTCCAGGTAAGGCATAAGTAAAGTGCTGACGCGATTGGTTAGGCTGCGTCCCATTCTGTAAGGTGTTGAAGTAAAGTCCACGCCCTCGATCTGTCCACCAGCTGCCACACGTGATTGAAATACTTCTACGCTAACTGCAAGAATTGCTGATTCGATTGCAGGGGTATTTGCGTAAATGTCGGCGGCTGAATAGCCTGAAAGTGTTGCCGTACCCATTGGAATAATCTCGCGCAATGTGACATTTGCTGAAGTCAATGCAGCGGTGAAGGAATACTCAGTCGCGGTGATAACCGTGTGTGTTGCAGTAAATGGCGCAGGCAATCCAGTCACTATGACTGACTGACCTGCCACAAAATGGTGACTGCGTTGGGTGTAGAAATAGGCAACGTTAGATTCAAGTTTGTAGGAATTGATTGCTGAAGTATTTGCCACCAGCATTGGCAAAATAACGTTTTCGGACGTGTTGATAATTTCGTCAAGGTAACTGTCTGAATAAAGTGAAACGCTCACGCCTAGAACTGTTCGCAGTTGGCTTGCGGTGACAATACTAGGCATGAGCGTTTCCTCTCGATCTGCTGCGGCGAGATCGGGAGAACCCGCCGCATGATTAGGTTGTTATCAGGTCTTGTTTACGCCGAACGCGCCAGCGCCGATTTTTGTCGCCACTGCGCCGAAGGAATAAACACCAACGGTGATTGAACCGTCAGCGGTTGATTCTGCGCGCAACTGGTATGAAGTTCCTTCGTACCATGTATAAGCGTCAGGGTTGATAATCATGATTGAATCGTCAATGTCTGTTGTTGCCGCAGTGTTTGCAGTAACGTAGAGATCAAGACCAGCAACGCGACCGCGCAATGCAGTTGGTGTTGCTGAACCTGGCTGGTTGCTTGGGTTTGTTACTTCGTTGTATAGCGGAACGCCATTGTTGTTGAGCGACATTAGGTTTGACCACTGTGAAGTGTTGACCAAAATGTTGCGTGCAAATGGATTTGCAAGTCCCGCAGTTGCAGCATAAACGCTGGCTGAACCGCGTGCGATAACGCCAAGCAATTCTGCGCCTGTTGGGTATGTTGCAATTGAAGTTGAATCGGCGGTTGCGCCTGCAACTAGTTGATCGTTGACGTACTTATCTTGCGCCTTAGCCATTGCCGCGACCATATTTCTGAGCAATTCGTCGTAGAACAATGGGCTAGTCCTGGTCAATAATTCTACAGAAAATTTCTGTTGTCCCGCGAACTTTTTGACGTCAACTGATAGAAACGCAGAATTCTGATCTGTTTCGTTAAAAATTGCGTCTTCGGCTACAACTGCAACTGTTGGTGCAACTGTAATTTTTGGAATTTCAAAAGTCATTCCAGCGTCAGGCAGGCTGCCTGTAGAAATCGCTTGAATTGACGGTCTAATTGTCGTTGATAGTCCGTTGATGACTTCGCTCAACTGACGTGTTGGAACAAGTCCAGCGTTGTCTGTTGTGTTGTCTGCGGCAAGAACGTACTGACGTGCATTCTCGTCACCTGTTGCAGCAAGAACCTTGTTTTCAAGATACTTCGCAGCGGTAACTTCAATGCGGGGTGCTGATTTGAAACCACCAACTGCGTGTGCAGTTGCGGTGATTGACTGGGCGGCTTCAACCGTTTCGGCGGTTGCAGCGTCTTTGACGGTGTCTTCCACTTCGTCTTCTCCTTCTGTTGGGTTTGGTGCTTCAGTTTCGGTTGTCGAATCTGAAATTTCGTCTTCTGTCGCGGCGACTGATTCCACGCGCGCTGATCGGATTGCTGGTTCTGA